TCCAAGAATCCAAATTCTATTTTTGCTCCAGACGGAAAGTTCCAGAGCTTTTCTACTTCTTTGTACTTACAACCGGGAAAGGCTTTCGGGTAGAGTTCACGAGATTTATCTATAAGTTCGCGTAACTCTGGCATAGAACGCCGCAGGATCAAAGCCCTATGCGCTGCCCGATGAGCAAAGCGAAGAGGATCAACCAGCATCGCGTAGCTCTTGCCTCCACCAGCCGCACCGCCATACAAAACATCAGTCTCAGAAGCGGCAAGAAAGTCAGTTTGTGGGCCATCGTTGGGCCTAAAGATGACATTCTCTTCTGCGACAGTCCTTAACGCCTTGGGCAATTCAGCCGTTTCTGTTGTTATTTTACCCTCGGCTTTTGCCTCAGTTCCTTCTAGTTTGTGTAGTGTACTCTTAGAAGTGTCAAGCGACCTTTTGTAGTTTTCTAGTTTGGTGCGTACCTGCGCTAACTTTTTTTCTTTCTTTCGTACAGTTTTTCTTGCTTCAATTTTGGCCTTGGTTTGGGAGTGATAGTTGTAGCCTCGACCTGACGAACCTTTGGGTCTGCCAGTTTTCTTACGAGGTGTTCCATCTTTTTTGAGTATAAAATCCCCGTTGTCGTTTCGCATATACGCATCTGGATTACTCTCCCAATCATTCATAGCGATCTGCAATCTTTCTTAGGCCAGTATGAGAAATACTTCTACCAGTATCGTATTCAATCCACATTGCTCCTTCGCGTAAAGATAAAACTTTATTTTTTACTAGCGGAACAATTTTATTGAGGGCTTTTAATTCGACCTCAATTTCTTCTAAGTGTTCTCCATCTTCCATTAGCTTATAGCCAAATGGAATAGTACTGCTACTGCGCCTCTTCATATTGGCCTTCAATAATTACTTCTTGCTTGGCTGGTAAAATGAAAAGACCATTTGAACCTTGTACGTTTACATCTAGTTTGTCTGTCTTAGCTAGTCCTACACGGTCTAGGAGCGTCTGAGCGGCTTGTAGACGGACGTTAGCTTGAGGGATAGGGGTATTACTGTCCATGACCTCAACGAGCTTTAGAGCGGCTTTAGGGGCGCTTTGAGCTAATATACTCTCGGCTAGTTCAATTATTTCTGTTTTAAGTGCTTTAACTACGGATGTATATGAGCCTTCAGCATACCCCGCAAGCTCTGCTGCTTTTTTTGCGTCACCGTTACAAGACATAAGGTTGTCAAGAAACGATTGTTGTTTTATAGTTAATTCTTTATTCATAACTATATATTATATACCTGATATTAGAAACTGTCAAGTAGTATATACATTGTTTTTTGGTAATAGTTGGCAAAAGTCTTGACAAAATCTATTTTCAAGTATATAATAGACTATGTAGCCCACCGGGTACATATAGATTTAGCTACCCGTTTTAAAGACTTTGGAGTTGGGCGACAAACTGGTTGACACTCAAAGTCTTTGGAAATGTATGACATTGAGTATATATACACCCACCCCCCCATGGACACCTGCCCACGCCTTACGCACTTGAAAACTCTCCAGAGTTTTTAATAGTTATTGCCCCATCTCCAGAACCCTCCAAAGAATTTTAAAAAATCTCTAAAGATTTTTTAACCCCCCGCCAGAGATTTTCTAGTTTCCTAAACTAGAAGGCCTTCAGAGAGTGTAAAAATTTTTAGAAATCTAAAAAGATTTCTAGAGTTTTCAAAAACTTAATAAAAAATACCTACGGTATTATTTAACTCTCCGAAGAATCTCAAGCAAGCACCCGTGATCGCGTCACACGCTCTTTCACAACCGCATAATGCGCAGGGAAAGACGTTGACAATTTTCAGCGCCTCGCTTAACTTGGAATGGCCTTGGCGATGACCGCCTTGGCTCAAACCAACTTACGGGGCAAAGCCCTCACGGAGATTACATATGAGCAATTCAGCCATTTCATTCGACGCTACTGCTAAAGCAACCGTCAAGCAAATCTACTTCATCGGGTCACACTTCGCTAAACTAACAGGCGATACTTCGCAGGAAGTTTATGGGCTTTCAAAAGTCTTTCCTGCCGCAATGATGAAGTGGAATGCAGAGCATTCAGAGACTCCAATCACCATGGGTGATATCGACACTTGGAAGAAAGGAACTAAAGTTCCCACCAAATTCACCAAGATGATTCAGGTGAAAAAGCCGAAGGCTAAAGCGGCTCCAAAGAAATCAACACCCAAGGCAGAGACGCCCGTTAAAACTAAGGCGGCTCCGAAGCCATCGGAGATGTCAGCCGGTGACTTCAAAGATCACTTTGAGAAAATCACTGGCAGAGTGTTCCGTCTTGAAGAGACTTCAAAAGAACACTCCAAGCGAATGGCAACGATGGATGCCAAGCTGGATATAATTATGGCACACATCACAGAAACGCCTGACGGCGAGTAATACTATATCGCCCCGTTTCGGCGGGGCTTTCAATCCTTCTCTCACACACAGGATAAATATTATGAGCAGTCGTTACGAAACAATCGAGTGGAAAGAATTAGAGCGCATCCAAAATAGCCCACGTTATCAGAATGTAGATATATTAACTATCACAGGCTTTATGGATGATGAGCAATTCAAAGCTCATGTCGAGCGATATAGAAAATATGCGGAGGAAGATCAGTGAATAGTATTACTGTCAAAATTAGAAATAATTATGGGGTAGATTATATCTATCCCGTTTGTCCCAAAGCTCAAGATTTTGCAGAGATTGCAGGCACTAAAACTTTGACGCCTTATGTAATAACCGTAATTAAAAATCTAGGATTTAAAGTCCTCGTTCAACCCGACACTCCAAAGGAGCTATAAAGATGACACACGCTGAAGCCAAGTATAAAGAATCTCGCCTGATGATCCTTGCAGGCTGTTATATCTTTACTGTCGTTGCTGTTGTTTTAATTACTATCTGATCGGAGATAATATTATGTTACTGACCATTAGTGCTAAGTGCCACGCTTGTCCTACGATTAATTCTATTGAGGTTTTTTCTGACGATTACCGCAATTATTTCCATAATAATCAGTTGGTTCAGAATGTTTGGCCTGACTTAACACCTAGCCAGCGCGAAGTTATTATGGGGCATTCAAATAATTTTTATCTTTGTGATACTTGCTGGGGAGATGAAGAATGAAATATGCAAACGAGTGTCATCATCCCGAAGAAAATTATTTGTTTACTATGGATATTGAAGGCGAATGCTGTGATGTTTGGATAGTACAAAAACCTCATCAAAAATTTTATAAAGGTCACATAGAATTTTGTTTACGTTATGGTAATCAAGATCATGAATATAGAAGTAGCTGGGATTGCAATTGGATTGAGCGTAGTATTGCGTTTCATAATAAATTTTCTTATGACTATCCGGGGTCTGCTATTGCTCTTGACCAGTTTATAGAATTAAAAGAAAAACTAAAGGCTCTAGATTGCTGGGATGCTGACATTGATCTGTCTCCCGAAATAACTGAAGTTGTTATACCTTAAATACTTCAGGACTTTAAAGCCCTTGAACAAGGTGAAAGGGCTTTAAAGATCCTTTCGTAAAAGCGGCGGGGCTGTCCTGTCGCATCATCACTTGGAGATATATTATGTACGAAGATACAAAAGCACCTTCCCCCGAATATTACACTATAAATTCTGGAGAAGCGCCACAGCCATTTAATTTTAGGGGTAGAGGATCAACTTGGAGAGATAAATTTGAAAGTATGAAACCCGGACAATGGTTTATTGTTTCTAAAAAAGACGCCCAGAAAACTCAAGCCGCCGCCGCAGACCACCTCAAAGGCCGATATTCTTTTTATAAAATAAATGATAAGCGTGATTTTTGTTTATTAAAAATTCGATGAGGAGGCTGTGAAGAATGTCGCATACTGATTTTATATTAAGTTCCTGCCTCACTGATGATAACCCAAAAGTTATTAGAATCCCAGCGAGCCTTGAGGAATTAGACGATTGGCAGAAAGGTAGAAAGAGTATTGGTGAGGCTATGCCTCGCCTTTCTCAGTCTCAAGTAGACTTTTTAATGTATGGCCTAGAGCCATTGGATTTCAACACTGAGAGGTAAGTATGTATTCTATTCATGCAAAAGCGATCCAAGATTACGCAAAAGAATCTAGTGATAATCTAGTTAATGTAATTACTATGGTGGTCTTGAGCATTCAGCAACCTTGGGTGTCTGTCGGAAATCAAATGGCAGATGTAAAACAACATGGGATTAATTCTAAATTCCTTTGGGGTAACAAGCGGAGAGCCTATGAATATATAACTAAACGTAAGGACTTCATCCACAATCAATATCTTGCAGTTATAAACTCAAGTAAACCCGATACCGAAAAAGCATATTCACTTATGAAAATCTTTCTTCGTGTTGACGGTCTTGGTATGGTTAAAGCTGGTTTTGTTTGTCAGCTTACTGCTGGCTTAGTAGGTTGTATTGACTTACATAACATCAG